GCACCATCCCAAGGTTCTGTGCGGTCTTCGTTCTTGAGACCGAGAAGATCAAGACCCTTGATATAGGTCTCTTCCCAATCAGATCGTGAATCTCTATCTGCCTCAAATGCGCTTACCAAGTCGGAAGCAATCGAGTGCAGATCATTGTCTTCAATGAGATCGGCTATATTTTCATTATGGTCAGAACCACCCGGCATCATCCCGTTGGGGTCAAAATCTATAATGACGCCACCATCAGGGGTGTCTACTGATACTGATTCTGGATTGACGATATCTATCTCTAGGCTAGGTTGAGCCTGTGATTGCACAAAGGGGTCTTGCCCCATCGGGCGTTCTATCGCCATCTAGCCGTTCCTAGTGAAGTTGCCGCCACGGGTTGCAGCGCCCATGCCCGTCACCTTGAGTTTGCCACCCTTGGACATCTTAACTGGGATCTTGCCTTCCGCCATCAGTTGCAATTCCCGCTCTGATACCTGGCCTAATGCGCTCCCTTTCGGAGCCTTATTACGTTTTTCTTGTAATTTCTTAAACGAAGAAATGCCTTTTGACATCTCTTTCAGGATCGCCTTCTTTTTCCGGCTACCGCCTCTTCTTTTCGCTGCTGCCTCCGCTGCTCTTCTTCTAACAGACTCTCTTTTTTCAGGATCAGACCGCCTAATTGCTCGACCTGTCGGAGCCGCATCACGCTGTCTTTGCAAACCTCTTTCTCTTTCAGAAATCTGCCCAAGGGAATATTTCTTGAGAGCACCGCCATGTGCCATCTTCTTAATCTTCCCACCCTTCTTATATTTTATTTCGGCAAGACCGGGCTTTGTTTTGGTGCTGTCATAGTAGCTTGGCATCAGATTCTCTCCTAGTAATAAGCCGCTGTTCTCTTGTACATCGGCTCGTCTTCCTCATCGGTGCTGAGCCTCAAAAACCCGCCTTGACGGAACCGTAGCAAAGCCTGGGTGCTGCTGTCTACCAGATCGTCATGTTCCCCAACCGGAAAGGAAGCAAACTCCTCGATGACCATCTCGCCAAATCGGGTCTCAGGACACCAAACAACCCCTGATGCAAACATATCCGCCACTGCATTAACCCGAGCCACTTTGTCGTTCCCTCTGGAGGGGGTGTACTCGGAAACAGGTATACCCATTGAGCGCAGCTCGAATACCAGTGGCGCTCCGGCAGCTTTAGCCTCAATGATGCAGGCATCGGGTTGCCAGTCATTGTAGAACTCCATCGCCTTTTTCTTCAGTTCTGGAAATTCCAACCGCTCTTTGTGGGCATCCAATAGGATGATATTGGGCCGTGTCCGGCCCTCATCATCGGGATGGTAGAACACCCCCCAGGTGGTGCAGGCTGAGTAATCAGCGCGTCTGGTTTTGAGAAAGGCGGTATCCCAAGACTGGATAATAAAATCACATTGCGGTGGCTTATCAGCCTCCCATCGTTTCCACCATTCCCGCTTGACCAACGCCCCTCCCTCGGAGGTTGGGTCTTGCTGATATTGTGCTGCCCACTTAGGCGCGGGTAGCTCATTTCTCAAAGCCAAAAGCTCCTTCTCGCTCCAGAACTCAGGCCAGAGCGCATTGCCTGATGGCATCAGAGCGGGGAACTCAATCAGTTCCCATTCATCTACCCCATCTCTTTGGGTCGAAGCCTTGATGATTTTTCCCGTCAGATCCCGCAAATGCCAGCGGGTCATGACAATAATAATTGCCCCACCCGGTTGAAGTCTCTGCCGTGGGCCAGAGGTATACCATTCATAGGTCTTATCGAATACCGCAGGGTCTATGCTTTGGCCCTCCTGCTCAGAATGCGGATCATCAATAATCAATAAATCAGCGCCTTTACCCGTGACCGCACCGCCCACACCGATAGCGAAGTATTCCCCTCCCTGATTGGTACTCCAGCGTCCCGCGGCCTTGGAATCGGCTCTGAGTGCTAGGGTTGGGAAAACCTCTTTGAAATCCTCAGAATCCACTAGGTTTCTGACCTTACGCCCGAAACCCACTGAAAGCTCTGCGGTATGCGAGGTCTGGATAACCTTTCTGTCAGGGTATTGGCCCAGAAACCAAGCGGGTAGCAGATAGGAAGCAAACTCGCTCTTGGTGTGGCGAGGGGGCATATTGATGATGAGGCGTTTGAGATCGCCATTGACAACGCGCTCAAAAGCATTCGCCACTACTTTATGATGCCGACCCTCGATAAAGGCAGGCCATACATATCGCGTAAACCCCAGAAAGCTGTCCCTAGCAAGCTCTTTCTTTACTTCCTCCTCAAACTCCTCCAACAACACCAGTACTTCACGCTTATCTTCAATATCAGGAAGATCGCGTACCTGACTCAGAGCTTTAGGATTGATTCCTTCTAGCATTTATTTGTGTACCGGAATGATTATTCTGCCAGCGGGATACTATAAAACTCTTGAAGAGCAGGCCAGATATCTGCATCACCTTCTGTGATACCTGGAATGGAAAGTCTCTCGTCAGGGGTCATATCATGAAAAATACTCTCCAAATCATCTCCGACTGACCTATCTTGGAATGGTTTTGCCTGTCGGCTCCCAGACCGCTGCCCCCTCCCTGCAAAAGATGCCACATGAATAGAGTCAGGATCTCCAAGACGTTCTCTTCTCAGCCAATCAGGAAAGTCATCCCCCATCGCCTGCTTGATCTGGTGAAGTTCCAGTTTCCTTAGTCCTGTTTCGTTGGGAACGTATGACCACAAACCGGGAGCCTCGACCACAGGAACCCCATGTATCTCATGCAGGTTAATCTTCTGCCCATTAACCACAAAACTATCCACTATGGTTTCAGGAGAGTTTTCTATCAAAGAGACTCTATGGGTATCCGCAGCGCCTAGTTCATCTGAAATGATATGGTAATCGCGTGAGTCCAACCCGAAATCTTCCTTCAACCAATCAGACGCTTCTTCGGGCATCATGCTGTAATGGCCTGTCGACTCTCCCGCCGTGGTCCTCGTTCCTGAACGCAAAGGATTACCCCTTTCCGCTCTCAAAGCCGACGCCTCTCGAACAGGCAACGCTTCAGACATAATGTCTACAAATTCATTGACATCACGCACCATAAAATTATGGAATTTATTGATATTCGCCCTTTGTGTCAGTTGTCCCACTTTCGCCGCCACCTTGGTTGCTGCGGCAACAGCCCCGGTTTTCGTTGCTTTAGCCACCTTGCCAACCCCTGCCCCCAGCGCAGCTATGCCGGCGGTGGCGAGTCCCGCCTGTTTCAAAAACTGCCTTCGCGCGGGGTCTATCAACTCGGAAACTCCCTCCACCACAGGTTCTGCCCCCTCTATCGAGGCAATGCCTCTGCGTAATGGCCGAGAAGCCGCTTTGGCATAAGCCGCACCGGGCAAAACAGCACCCACAGTCTGCAACCCGGCTATCCAGGGATGGCCCGTCTGCCAATGCTCCTTAACGCTGGGAGTACGAGGGCCAGTAAGCATCTCGTAAATTGAAGCCTCGCGTGAGGGCGGTTCAGGGTAAAAACCCCCAGCCTCGGCAATTCCACCCAAACCAGTTGCAAGACCCGAACCCCACAGGGCTTGGGCGGGAGATATGGAGGGTCCGTAGGCAGCTTCAACCCTACCCGCTTTATCCATAACGGGGTCTATGCCCATAGTCAATAACGCAGGGTCGGCCTCGCCGCGAGCAACCTTTTCCCGCAACTCGATTTTCCACTGAGGCTCCTTTCTGCCCCTGCCGACATTCTTCAGAAAATTCCTGACCCGATCTACCGTTGAGGGGTCATCGCCCTGGGGCACCTCAGTGATGCCGCCATCCTGATAGCCGGAGGCATAGATCGCCCGCCCCTGACGTTGCGCCTGTGCTTCGGTGGGGTACACCTTCCCTGATTTCCCCCAGCGATATCCGCCCTGTACCTTGCGTACCGGCATCAGAGAATACTTTGTTTTTTGGAGAAGAATGGTTTTGCGGGGAGTTGCCGGGGAGATAGATGGGAATGTCGGAGTTTTTTGGACTGATGGCCTAGAGTGCGTCTATTGATGGATTCGAGCATCTTTTTAAGATATTCCTCAACCTCATCAAGCGCCCCTTTGCGCATCCCAGAAATACCCTGATTGGCAATGCCACCACACGCAATCTCGTATTTCCACCACAGACCTTCCCCGCCATCAGGGGGGTCTGTCGGGGTGAGTCCTTTAACGCGGTACAGTCCCATATCACTGTCCACCGTATCACCATCAATGATTCGAGTGATTGTGGCCTTGTACTGATATATTAGTCAGAGTCCTTTTAGCTCGTCTATCGGCTTCACTGTTTAGCTCCTCTAATTCCTCCATGTGATTTACCCAAAACATATCATTAGAAAGGTTGAAACCTTCTCTCACTTGAATTAGATCCACCTGTAAGTTTGGGAACCGCTCCCTGAGAGATTCAGCACATTCGGAAGCTCGGGTGACTTCCCTATATAACCCGTCCATAAAACGAGTTCCAGTAAAAAGAATTGCGTGCCACATCATAAAAGTTCCTCACTACTTCTAAGTTTTAGGTCTTGGATTCAGTCCATTCACCGCCGGAATCGAGGGTAAAATTGATATCTTCGCTGTCAGAGAGGAGGGAGTCGGGAAGCTCGTTGTCCCATGCCTTGGGATAAGGATGTCGTTCAGGTCTGTGCGGCCTATCCACCTAGAACAGCCCGCTGATGATATGCACTGTAACCGCCGCCACTACCAACCATGCGAGCTTTTCCCATCGAGCAGAATGAGCCGAGGTCAGAGACTGTAGATGCTTTAGTTCAACAATAGACTCCGCCCATCGCTCCCCGCATTCCTTCTCATGGGCCTCGATCCTCTCCAGAGCCTTCATCGCAATTTCCATTGCCTGATTACCGACCTCTATAGATTTATTCGCCGCTACCGCCCGTCGCTGTGTCTTATTCAACTATGCCCACTCCGTCAGTTCCTGCTCCCCAGCTTCAAATCCCCCAAGATTCGATGTGTGCGCATCCCTCCCAGAAGATTATGAACCATTCACATGATCCAATCGGACGGCCCCTCCGCTGAAGGGGCCAGGCCGCTGAAGCTGAAGATATTGGAATATATCAGAAAAGACTCAGAAGTTGCACGTTTCGCCTACTAGGGAAACGCAACCCGCAACTTTGGATACCTAGAATCTTTAGGTAAGCAAAAAGTGCCTACAATATAACTAGACACCTAGGGGGTGTGGAATTAAGAAGGGCAGGTGGAATGGTAAGGGAGGGTAGACAAAAATACCTAGGTGTAAATATCTTGTCAGGGGATCTCCCCAGATCAGCACGGTGTAACACCAACCGGAGCTAAATCACAATACCAAACCACCGCCCAGAAGGGCAACGCTATAATATAGCTATCTATAGCTTATTAAGCTGCTATACCAAAAATAAATAAAAGCTAGTATAAAGCTATATCATGTAGCTATATTATAGCACCGCATCCGCGGGGGATTCTAACGTCGACAATACTCCAAACCCGAAACCCCGGCAAGTGTTTTCCCCTCGTATACTATATAGGTAAGATACTTTATAGATATAGTTGTAATGTTAATAGAGGAACCAGACCCATGCAGAACGAACGTACGCACAGCGATAAGCAGCTACAGGACTGGATAAAAGGCGAAGGAGAGGTAGACCTCGAACGCCTGAGTACCGCTGACTTGGAAAGAACCGCTGACCTCGATACCAGCGTCATCTCGCTAAAACACCGCCAGGATGTCCAAAAATGGGTCACCCAACAAACTACCTGGGAAAATGTTCCATACCGTGTGGCGAGGAATTATTTTCTACCCGAATAACCGCAGATTTTCTACAGAAATTTTAAGGGGCTGGGACTCCCAACCCCTTATCCTGGCAAAAAAGGGGACACATCCCCCGCACAACCCCGGTATCGCTCGGTTTTTGCAGAACTAGCCCATTGTTTGAGTGAATCCCTAATATCAACGTTAGCAGCCGCGGCCTCGGCCACAGGGGGGGCCGGGGGGCTCGATATGGCGATCCGCCCAGATTCCGGTAAATCCGAAAGTGGGGAATCGAGGACAACTCCTAGTCCAACCCCAGATATGAGTTCAACCAACACTCAAAGACTTACGCCCACTACCTAGAAAAACCGCAGGTGGAGATTGGAAGCTCCCCTGTAAGCCGCATAGGTACGCGCGAGTTAACATAATATACATTATGAGCACTACGCCCATTTTACCCCCGAAGTGGGTCGTGGGTGGAGAATCGGGGTTCTGGCATAACTCCGCGGATCAGTCCCGGCGCTAGTGGATCGGCTCACCCTGGCTCGGAGAGCCCGCTGATTCCTCCGAGTCAGCATCTTTGCTCCCAGTGCCGCTGTCCGCAGTCGGGTCTGGGTCAATGCCCAATGACCGCAGCTTGGCCTCCAAAGCCGCCTGTATCGCCACAGAATCGCGCTCTGCGCCAGAGGTCACGATGTTCTGTATCTCCTGGCGATCTGCCCAGGCGAAGCGGTTCTTCATATTGAAGATCCAAGTCGTCGGATTGCCCGGTATTTTCCCGGCTGCCATCCCTCGCCCCAGCCGGAGCCACCACCTTTCAGAGGTCGCTCTTCCCTCTTTTACGGTTTCCGAAAACTCAGGCTCCTCTGCCATCCACCTTCTCCATAAGTCATTGGAAAGACTGGCTTTTCTCCTGAATTTACGCAGCAAAACACGCACCTCGACATCAGATGCACCCTCTGCGTACTCGCTCAAAATGGCCTCTTTCCAGCCTCTTTTGAGGTCAAGTTTGGCCTTTGGCCTGCCTCCCGGCATAGTTTTCTCCTTCGCAAGTGGCTTCTGAGTCTGTAAACGCCTGCCATCTTTCGACAATAACGTCGCAGTATTTGGGGTCCAGTTCCATGCTGTAGCAGGATCGGCTTGTTTTCTCGCAGGCAATCAGGGTTGATCCTGAGCCGCAGAACGCGTCGAGGACGAGGTTATCTCGTCTACTGCTGTTCTGGATGGCTCTTTCGACCAGTTCCACGGGTTTTGTTATTGGGTGGAGGTCAGACCGTGAGGGTCTGTCTATGTCCCAGACATCGCATTGTTTTCTGTCTTTGACCGGACACAGCCTTGCCTCGCCTTCTGACCATCCGTACCAGATGGGTTCGTACTTCGTGTGGTAGTCCTTTCTGGATAATACGAGGTGGGACTTATTCCAGATGATGGTGCTGCTCCAGTGGTAGTTATTGAGGGCCAGTGTGAGCATTGCGTTGCCCCATTCTTGGGCGGACATGACCACGTAGGTTGGGCATCCGTTCTTGGAGCTTTTGTTTAATTGGGCAAATGCGGCGGACATAAAATCCTTAAAGTCCTCTGTCCCCATGAAGTCGTTTAGAATAGTTCTTGGTTTCCATGATGGGTGGTTTTGATCGGCACCGTAGTTAACATTCCACGGCGGATCGGTGAACACCATATCGGCCTTTTTCCCGTCCATGAGCCTTGCGACGTCGTTGCCATCGGTACTGTCCCCGCACAGTAATCGATGTCTGCCCAGCAGCCATAGGTCGCCCGGTTGGGTGGTGGGTTCCTCGGGGAGTTCAGGAACGGCATCGTCATCGGTGAGTCCCTCGGACACCTCCTCCAGGATATCGCTCAGCTCATCGTTATCGAACCCGGTCAGCTCGAGATCAAAGTCCTGCGAAAGCAGATCTTCAAGCTCTATTTTGAGTAGTTCCGAGTCCCATTCGGCCTCCTCCGCGGTACGGTTATCGGCCAGTCGATAGGCGGCGACCTGGGCCGTTGTGAGTTCGGTGGCGATATGCACCGGAACCTCGGCCATAGCGAGTTGTTGCGCGGCCTGTAGCCGGGTGTGTCCGGCGATCACCACCCCCTTGGAGTCCACTACGATGGGCTGTCTCCAGCCGAATTCCTGCAACGAGGCCGCCACTTTCGCCACAGCAGCCTCGTTTTTGCGTGGATTTCTAGCATACGGCACGACTGCGGCGATATCCCGGACCTCTATCTTCATAAAACCCCTTAAAATGCTGGTCTGCCCCCTGGTTTGGGACAGAGCTTAAAAACGCTGTTTCAGGGCAAATATCATCACATTTTGCCCTTTCTAGGTCAATTACCCGCTGTTTTGGCTTTATCGATCCAGTAATCAGCGAGCTTTGCCGCCTCCATCGCCTCCGGGCTCAGTGTGTAGACCCGGAGTACCTCCTCCTTGCCCTTCACCGTGAGCTTATCGAGATACTCCACCAGACCCGGCGCTTTTCTAGCGGTTGTCTCGCCAATCAGCACGTCCTGGGGGTACTTCCGGCTGCTCGACTCCAGTCTGGCGGCCACATTGACCGCATCCCCGATGGCGGAGTAGTCAAACCGCTTGCCGGCGGGTCCATCGGAGCCCATATTGCCCACCACCGCGTAACCGCTGTTGACCCCCACGCCGAGGCCGATCTCAGGCAGCCCCTGTGCGCTCATCTCCCGGTTGAGGGAGTCCAGGGCCACCAGCATCATCGCAGCGCACGTCACGGCCCGCTCTTCGTGCTGTTCGCAAGGCAGCGGGGCTCCCCAGATGAAAAAGCAGCAGTCCCCGATGGTCTTGTCGAGGGTTCCGCCCAAGGACAGCCCCACATCAATGATCCGGGACAGGATCTTATTCACCAAGCGGATCAGCGCCTGGGGGTCGTCCTGAAGCGCCTCACTTATCGATGTAAAGTCCACCACATCAGCGAAAAGGTAGGTCATGTAGCGGGTTTCCCCGCCTAAGACCAGCTTCGAGGGGTCATCCTGGAGTTCCTGCACCAGATCCGGCGACACATAGGTTGAAAACTGGCCCTTTATCTGCATTTTCAGCTGATATTCCGACAACATCCGCCTCCCCACGCCAACCGACCCCACAATCAGCCCGGAAAGTACCGGGTAGGCCGCGTCCACCAGGATGCCCAGACGCAGATAGCCCAGAACCGAACAGGTGGCCGTGACAGCGCCGATGGCCAGAACCCCAACCGGAACGGCTGGTACGGGCAAACGAACCGCCACCAGCCCCGTAAGGAGCCCTAGGATCGCCACAGCCACCACCTCGGCCCCCAGAGCCCAATCAGGTCGAACAGGTGAGGTTCCGTTCAGGAGAGTCTCAAAAAGGGTGGCTTGGATCTGATGGGGGAACATGAGTCCTCGGGGAGTCGGTACGAGCGGTGAGACCCCGGCAGCGGTGACTCCGACAAAAACTATGGTCCCAGCTAGGGGTTCAGAAGAAAAGCTCGTCACCCAGTCTATCCAGACCCTCCCTGCTGCATCGGTATTGATGGTATCGAAACTAGGCACCCTGACCGCCTCTATACCGCTCTCAGAGCCCCTGACTTGGTAGGATGGATCGCCGGCTAGACCCCGCAGTACATCCAGCCCAAGGGCTGGATACAAGGATTCTCCAACACGAACCAGCATCGGCACCCTACGGACAAGGCCGTCCACCTCCGGGGCGGTATTGACCACGCCGGTCCCGGTGGCGGCAGCTTGAAGTATCGGGACATTGGGGAGGATTCCGGGGTAAGACAGGGCGTTATCCAGCACGTTACCCAGCGTGGCTACGCCAATCTGCCACCCGTCCTGGCGGTCTGTCGAGGCACTGGCAACCGCGCTCAGAAAGGTGGGAACCTCCCCCATACTGCCGGCAAACGCCTCATCCCCGCCAAACCGGTCCTCCTCGGGGAAAAGTACCGAGTACACCACCGCCACGGCCCCTGCGTCGAGGAGTTCCCGGTTGATCCGGGCCAATTCCTGCCGGGGCCACGGCCACTGCCCATACCGGGCAAGCTCGGCCTCATCGATGTTATACAGCGAGATACTCTGGCTCTCGACGGGCTCCTGGGAGGTGAGCAGGGCATCGAAATACTTCAGCCGCAGGGTCTCCACAGGCCACGGGTCGAGTACCCGCAATAACAGAAGAACGCCCACCAGGGCGATGAGAATCTTGATAGGACAAACTCCCCGTACAGGCCGCCACCCGGCCATACCATAGCAAAAAGAAGGGCACCCGAAAGTGCCCTTATTTGAAATAAATCCCTAAAGGGTTGACTTTTAGAATTCATTCACTAGGGAGACAAATCGAGAAATCAGCGGTTTTGCAAAATGTCTCCCTTCTGGCCTTTTCCACATAGAGGCTGAAAATAGTCGGTCTATGTGGAAAACTGGCAGATTAGACTATGGTACGTCTTGCGCCCAGACGGCAGCGATACGACGTTTGCGTAGTATTTCTGGTTTCATTATTTGTCCTCTAAATCCAATTCACACCCGCTCGTGCAAGTTTCTTTGACCACAATTTTTGATAATCCTGGCAAATTTTCTTGCAATTTAGACCGAATCCACAGGGCAAGATTTTCAGAGGTAGGGTTATCCAAGCCATCTATATCATTGAGTAATCGGTGATCCAAGATAACCAGCAGCGGCTTAAATGCCCTTTTGATGTCGGCAAAATCCATGATCCAGCCCTCTTTTTTCACCTCTCCTTGGACATGAATTTCTACCTCGAACGAATGCCCGTGCAATCTGCCGCATTTATGGCCTTCGGGCACAAACGGCAGAAAATGAGCCGACTCGAATCTGAATGTTTTGAATATTTTCATGGAACACCAATATATTTGTGCGTTTGCAGCGATAACTGCCAGGGCTGACCGCCCTGGTTCAAAGTCTTTACCAAATCAAGAACCCGACTTTTGTTGCACTCACCGTCACCCGCCCACAGTGGTTGTATCGTGTATTTCCAGAATCTTGTTGTGTTGTAGTACGCTCTCAAATCCTCTTCAAGTTGGCCTGTAATAACAACTTTCAATTCATTGCCGTACGCCTGTTTCAAATCAGCAGCAGAGCATTTGGGGCTTACAGTAAGCCAATCCCATTCACAATTAACCTCTCGCGTTCCACTCGTTTGAAGGTTGATTTTTCCGCCCATCCTTCTGATTGAAGAACACAAAAACGCTAAAGCCTTCGGCTGATCGCATGGTTCTCCGCCCGTAATTGAAACCCACTTACTTGCCCCCGAATTTTCCACCGCTGTTTTGGCAAGTTCGTCTATCGATTGCTCCCCCTCGACAACATCCTTGCAACTCCAGTCGGTATCACACACGCCTTCTCTTGCCGGATGAAGTGGACATTCTGCTACGGTGCAGCCAGCAAATCGTATGAAGTGCATAGGCACCCCTGCGAGCGGTCCCTCGCCCTGGATGCTTTGGAAGGTTTCCGCCAGCTTCAATTTCACAACAAATCTTCCTGTTCCATCTGATATTCCCAATATGGAGAACATTGGACTCGGTCCCAACGCTCGGCTTGCGAGAATAGAGATGTATTTCTTTCGTTGTGATTCCTAGCAATATCAGTCGAATCCAAACTGGAAAAGGGATATTGAGAGCCACTCAAAGATAGTCCACGTAACATATGCAGCCATACGGGTACTTGGTCGTTCACACAGATAGCGTTCATCGTTTGGATCATTTTTGTGTGCCATGCAACCGTCCCAACTTGTTTATATTGACCTGCGCTTCCTATGCAAATCTTGGTGTAGCCAGCGCCGATAAGTCTTTGCAATCTTTCGATGGATTCATCCAAGTGCCAGACTGGGGCCGCTTGGATTTTCCCATGAGGCCAAGAATCCAAGAGAGCATCGTTTTCTTCTTCTGATCCATCAATGACATCTGGAATCACCGCCCAGGTTGTCGGGTACGCCAACCATTTTTCAGCCCATCCATAGTAGCCATTCCAGTTTGTGGCTTTTCCTTTTGTCCATTTAGAAAATGCACCGTTGTCAAGCATGACGCTTTGACCGATCAAATGGCATATTTCTGCATTTCTAGGGTCGGCATGGGACACGCAGAAGTGCCTTCCAGAAAGCGCATGTATTTTTTTGACAGGAGTAATTGGTGTGCCGTGGTAGTGAATGGTCATTGGGAAACAAATCCAGAAATCAAAACGCCAGGTAGAAACGATGGTGTCCGATGGTCGCCACCTCGATAAAATCTTCAGTCCAATAGGGGGCTTCAAATAAAATAGAGTAGTAGTGGATACAATCTTGCAGCACGATGATCTGTGCGCCAGCCGAGGCAATCTCAGCTATGTCGAGAGCCGTTGCCCATGCTACCGCATCTCTTGGAATTTCAGATTTCCCATCACAAAAAAATGAAAACTGACAGCGGTGACGACTGGTGCCACCCTGTTTGACCACCTCACAGACGGTAGAGGGATAGCTTTTGTGTTCAACGCGAGTGAGAACAATCTGGGCGACTGCAAGTTGCCCTATCAGCGGCTCTGACCTCGCTTCGTGATACACCGTCATCGCGAGGCAGATTAGCTCCAATCCTGTCATTCTGGAATGCCGGCGTTCCGTTTTTCTATGGTCCAGGCGCTAAGCGCAAGCAACACACCAAGCCAGTGTTTCTTCATGTCGCGCGGCGGCTTCTTTCTGAGTACAGCCTGCACAGCCTTGACGCGGCGCTTGCGTGTCGCGGAACTGCTGTTGGATGTGGCCCATTTCGGTGATATTTCTTGATTCATTGCTGCTCCACTTTGGTAACAAAGGC